TTTTACCTTTGGAAGATTACCAACATCAATATAAAATATTCTTCTTTCTGGTGCTCTTGATAATCTATAAATTACAAGACTATCCTCAATCATACGAAGCTGATTAAGTGCCTTGATTGCTTTATGTAAGTAAGATAAACAAGTTCCCTTATTACGATCAAATAAACCAGAGGTTACATATGCAACTGAATCCTTTGCAATCTTGATATTTTTTGATTTACCAGAACCCGGTGGTGAATATACACCCATTGGATAATTTGGTTTTGGTGTGTATATGTAATACTCTTCAATATCTGGATATGCCTGTTTATCTACATCCTTTATGACATTCAGATCTATGATACCATTTCCTCTGTCATTCTTATTTTTCTTCTCTTGCCTGACGAATTTCATCTTCATCGGGTCAATGTATCTTAATTCCTGTATTCCGTCTTGAGGTCTTTTGACATCAATAACTTTCATATAGTAGACTCTACCGTCAATATACCAGTTACGGAAAATTTCATGTGACTTCTTATCAAAGTCCATGATTTCTTTGAGATGTCTAAATTCGTGACGAATTTTATCTTTTAAACTATCACTCGCATTTACATTTGATAGTTCTATTTCTATCGGTGAATCATATAGGTCACTAACGATTGCTTCATTAACTACATCTTCAATGGCATTGTCACACTCAGGGTGCAGGGCCATTTCACGATATCTTTTAATCAGATCGTACTCTGTTTTATATACTCCTTCTATGTCAACATACTGTCCATAAAAACCAGACTGTATAAAATAGTCAACCCCGTCCTCGTTGTTAGGAGGAACAGGGGAAACTATCGAATCAGGTTTTTTTTCTGAGTCGTCAATCGAGAAACCAAAAAGTTTAGGCATTGTATAACGTCTTTATAATCTATTATACACTATTTATCAAATAAATCAACTTCTTAGTTGATTGCCTCTCCACCGGCATTAGCTCCAATGCCTTTAATTGCTTCCCACCACTGAACTTGGAATTCAACGGTAAACTCTTCAACACTGTCTACAGTTTCATAACTGAGATCAATTGCTGCGATATTCGTTGGGAATACATCATGGAACTTGTAGGTTCTAAGTGTAGATCCGTCACGGTCTAACTGATGAACATAAGCATCTGGTTGATATGCTGCTGGATCTTGTGCTCCAGTTGCATCTTCCATCTTGTTTATAAAGTTCATCCATTTTTCCATTGCGGAACGGATTGCGAAGTCAACGTCATTAATTACGGTGACTGTCCATGTATCGAAGGTTCTATCACCAGCAATCTTCAGGATCCTACCCCTGAAGTTAACATCAATTGGTGTGATGTTAGATGCTGGTAACTGAGCTGCTTTAACTAAGAACCTTGACTTGTCTTTAACGTCATTCTCAATCGCGATTGGATCTGGGAAGACGAGTTCCACCTCGAACAGATTCGGTCTTGCACCGCCACCGGCCATTTTGCTTTTGAAGTCGGTGATCGTTCTGAGTGGTGGTCTGTTAAATTGGGTTGCCATTTTTCTTTATACCTTTAATTAAACAGTTCCAATAACTTCATCGAACGAGATGCCAGTTCTTGTGGCAACAAATGTAAGACCAATAAAGTTAATCGATCTTGCAGGTTTGATGAATATGTCTGCAATAAACTCATTATTATCTATGATGGCAGCAGTGTTATTTGTTTCGTCACAAACAACTCTGAAATCAAAGATTCCTCTCTTGGACTGTACATCACGTAAGAAAGGTTCGACAATGTTCACAAAGTTAGTCCTTGTGATTTCATCGTTGAATTCAAAGAGTTGATCTTTCGCAGCAGCAGATATTGCTTCTTCTAAGAAGATAAACAATCTACGTACGTTGATACGATCAAATGCAGATGATTTTCCAAATCCAGTCTTGTCACCGAATAGAACTATACCAGCTCCGGGTGAGAAGATTACAGGGTTGATTCTATTACTGTATAGAGTGTCCCTCTGATTTTGATTTGGTGTGTATGCAAGTTTGACTGCATTGAGGATTCCACCTCTTGCTGTTCCTGCTGGTGAGAACCAAGGGAAGTTGTTGATGTCGTTTCTTGCACATGTTCCAGCAATGTCACCGTTTAGTGGGACATATCTGAATGTGTCAGTGAATCTATCGAACATATACTTGTATCCACTATCGAATACTGCGTATGTTGAAGATGTGATTGGAGCATAATATCCAACCAAGTTATCTGTAATAGTTGCTGGTGAGTTTATTGTACCTGTACCAACAGCAGAATCATTCAAGAATGCTCCTCTGTGTGGTGAGATAAACGCAACAACGTCTTTTCTTAACTCAGCGATTGCAATTAATTTGTTTGCAATTGCTTGTGCTTCGTGCTGTGGGTAGTTTCCTGAACCCATGATTAGGAAGTCAATATCAAATTGATCCTTATCTTCAAACAAGTCATATCCAGCAGTAATACCGCCTAAACTTGCTGTCATAGCACCTGCAGTAGTCACATTAGTTTGACCACCGTAGTTTTTACCACCTTGTAAAGAGAAGATTTTGTTACCACCGGCACCAAAGTCTATACCCTGTGCATCTTGATCCCAACCAATGTCAGTATTCTTAGTGAAGTTACCGTCACCAAATGAAGTGGTTGTAATACCAGATGTGGATGCTTGTGGGCCACCCATTCCGAAAATGTTATCTGAATTGTTGTACAGATATTTTCTCCAGTATGATGGTGATCCTGCTGAAAACTCAGCATCATTTGCTTTTGAAAGACCGATATGCTTTTCAAGAACAGTTCCTGCATTTCCAGTTACAGTTCCTTTGTCGTCAATAACAACAACATGAACTTCATCGAATCTTGAACTTCTTGCTCCTGCATATGCAGTTGTTCCGGGTCTTTCTGCTAAGTTGTTCCAACTAATTGTTGAGTTACTTAGGTTAATCTTTTGCTGGTCAAACCAATCTAAAGTTGAGGATACAGTTGTACCTGTATTTGTACCACCACCTGCATTACTTGTCATGCTATGATTGATAGCACCATTACCAAACTTATAAACACCACCGGGCTGGTAGTCTTTTGAAGTTTCAATACCGGCATTAGATACGTGAGCAGTAAACTTAACACCCATCGATGTTCCGCTTACTTCAGTAACTATACCTTTAAAGAAACCGTCTAGTAATGTTGTTGATCCAGCACCAGCTAAAACTGTTCCTGCAGGAACTGCTTGAGTAACACCGGTTCCAACCGTAACACCACTTGCGGAAGCAAATGTAAGTATTTGGTCTGCTCTACTATCGATTATCGCAACTTTTATATCGTTCGCCCATGATCCGGGGTTACGTGCTGCTACAATAGTGTTTGACAAAGCATTCAGATCATAACCTTTATTGTTATAATCCTCTGTGCTTAGAATTTTTATTTCTGGCGATCCATCGTCAGTTGCATTTTTTAGGTCGTTGTCGTCAGATCTCACAACACTTAAGATACCTCCATATGCAAGATATGAAGATGCGGTTAACCAATATTCGTAGTGCTTGTCTACGTCAAGTGGTTCACCAAAATTGTCTATTAAGCCTTGCTCGTCTTCAATAGTGATAGGTTCGTTAACTGGCCCTTTCTGAAAAGGAGCAACAATTCCAGCAGCCTTTGTGGTCGCTGTATCGACTCTACCGATAGTAAGATCAACTTCCCTTACAACGAGGCCAGGAGATGCTAAATTTAGAGGCATCTTGTTTCTCCGTTTTTATCAGAATTAATCTAGAAATATTTAGAAAAAAACACTTCTTAGGTGGGGAAACAGTGCGTGAACTACCAATCAGGGTACTGCCAAGTGTTAGTTACCTTCTTCGATTTGACTCTTTTCTTCGTACATTCCTTACATTCATATGAATATGCAGACAATAATGTCCTATTTCTTCTTGTTAAATAAAAATCTTCTGTTAAACTTTTTATCTTTTTGCATACTCTACATTTTCTCTCTGTGAGTAATAATTCCCCTAATTCGAGTTGATCATCGAAATCCATTACATCACCTGAACAACTGCTACTATTTCAGGAAACTTCATAGTAAGATGTCTTTCTATACCCATCTTTAGCGTTTGTGCACTCATTGCACAGGTTTCACACGCACCACTAAGTCTAACTTTTGCTACGTATGCTTGGTCTCCTTTCTTAACACCATAATACATTCTGATATCTTCATCTGCAATATCTTCCAGTTCTACAAATTCAAGATAACCACCGTCAGCCTCAACGTAAGGTCGAAGATCATCTAATGAATCATTTACCTCTTTTGGTGTTGGCATCATTAAAAGTTGATATCTCTAATGATTTATAATTCAAATGAATTCCTTTATGCTTAAGAAGTACTGCTTTAGTCTCAGTCATCTCTGAACTGTAGAAAACTATAGTTTCATTTAATCCTGCGTCACCACTCATAAATCCTCCTGTAAATTACTTTAATATCTCTGCTCTACTACCGAATATATCATATAACCTTAATATTTACAAGTTTAATATTTGCTTTAGATTTATTTTTGTTACATATAATCCCACATATATGATCGATCACCATACTCATCAGTCTTCCACATATCTCCGTCATTGTCTATAAATGTATCATCATCGAGTCCATCTGACATAAATCCAAATGGTGCCATATCCTGTTCAATTTGATTCTTTTGTTCTTCATATAATCTCTTTCTTACATCATTATCAGTCATTTCTTTGAAGTAATCCTGTGCAACTAACCATGCAAATAGAACTAAACACATAGCTAAATCGTCATTACATCCCTCTTCTGCCTCAAATGAGTTGTGTTTCTGGGAAAATGTAGTCAATTCTGATATGATTTCATAATCCTTCACGAGTATTTTATCATCCTCTAGTAAAGTTTTGAGGTTAGAACATCCTAATTTCTTTACAGCAGCAGTTGTTCGGACACCTAACTGTGTCTTTTTACCTGAGAAACCAGTTCCAACTACCTGACCATTACGACCTCTCATAGATGCCATCAGTATATTTTCATATTCTAAATCATAATTTAAGATAGATGCAACCTGATCTCCGATATCATTTACTTCAATTAAAAGAAAAGCATTATTATATCCCTTTGCCACATCTTCAATGACACTTGGGAATAACATTGGTTTTATTTCGTTATTTCGATATTTGGCAACTATATTATATGGATAATTTGTAATATCAAATACTATGAATGCAGAATAGTCATTACCTAATCCACGGGCCACGTCAACAGTAATCAGATAATTATGATCTTTCTGTGGTGGTTCATGTATATCTAATCCGGCATTTTTCTGTACTGGATTTTCATATACTAAATTTTTTAACTTTGCAGGATTAATTAAAGTATTAATCGATCCTAAGAACTCACATTCAAACTCAACCTTAAACTGTTGTTCTGATGTGTTTGCAATTGTTTGCTCTTTCCAGACTTGATCTCTGCCCGGAACTTCTGACCAATGAACTTCTGTTGGAATATATTCATTCTTTCCTCTCTCTGCATCGTGCCACATACGGTAGAAATGATTCATACCTCGTGGTGTTGATACAATTATGACCTTTGTTTTTTGTCCAGAAGATATAGTAGGATAAACAGAGGCAAAGAAGTCATCAGCAATGTGATTCGGGATAAAAGCGAACTCGTCGAGAAAGATGACATTATAGGATCCGCCTCGGACAGCAGATGAAGAAGTAGAGTTAGCTGAAATTTTGGATCCATTTTCTAATTCTAAAGAACCTTTATTCCAAGCGATTATACCCTGTTGTAACCATCTTGGCAAGTTTTCATATGCCAACTGTAATCTACCTAGTAAATCCCTAGCAGTGGAAGCCTTGTTTGCAAGTATAGCAATATTGACGTTATCATTAAAAACTGCATAATGTAGGAGATACGATACCACTGTTGTAGACTTACCTGTCTGCCGAGGCATCTTGCAAATATTGAAACGGTTTTCATGGAAGTTACGTACTAGTTTTTGCTGAAAGTCGTACATCTCAAATGGTACAAGACCTTCATCAAGAGATACTATTTGTATATATTTTCTTGCAAAATAGACAGGATCTTCCTTACACCGCACAAACTCAAGTATTTGATCTTGAGTAAAATTGATTGCAGTATTTGCTTTTTTTAAATTCGGATTTCCAAGGTAAACATTATCAGACATAATTTAATCAGCAGTTCCACTTACGAAGTGACTTATTAATTCTTGAATCTGGATCTCTCGCAGTCTTTGCAGAAGTCAGTCTTTTCTTCATGCCTTTCATTCTAGCACAGAATGATTTTCTTCGTTTAGATGCTTTAGATCCTTTCTTTAACTTTGATGGTTTTGTTGTAACAGCAGTCTTTAACTTAGAGCCTGGATTTGCAGCACGATAAGATGCAACACCTTTTGCATTTAATCCACCTGATTCACTCTTTCCTTCTTTTCTCTGCCA